TCAACTGGGGGAATGGGGACTTGGCTGAGTCGGCCGGCCCGCGGAAGTGGCAGGGACTAGTACTCAAGGAGATTGGGAAGCATCTGGCTAATCCTGAGACGGCGCATCAGCCCTGCCAAGTGGTAGTGAGCAGCGGGCATGGTATTGGGAAGTCGGCGCTAATTTCGATGCTTACCTGGTGGGCGCTCAGTACGTATCCTGACAGCCGTGTAAGAATTACCGCCAACATTGGGAACCAGCTGAACAACGTGACGAGCCCTGAGCTGGCGAAGTGGTTCGGGCTGGCTATCAATGCGCATTGGTTCGACAAGACGGTTACGAGCATTAAGGTGAAAGGTTGCGAGACTTGGCGGGCGGATTTAATGCCGTGGAGCGCGGATAACCCAGCGGCCTTCGCTGGTTTGCATCACGCGCCGGCCAATGTGCGTGAATCGTAGCTAAGGGTTACCTAGCTAACATTGCCCACCATTGTGCCTCATTACTTCCCAGCATATTCTGACGCCCCACTTTCGCCGAAGTTTCCAACTGTCAACCGAGCAACAGCTAGGCAGCTCCGATCTGCTGGCCTGCTCGAATGCGTTAATGAACAAAGGCATTTATGGCGTTGGACGCACCGCGGACAGCGCTTGACAGCAGATTGTGTCTGGGTAAGGGGCGGCAAGCTATCTAATGCAATAAGCGGGCACATCTTCGAGACGGCTAAGGCATTAATGGCGAGGCGGAACGCATGAAGTATTGCATTAGCAAGCAACTGAACAACTGGATGGTTAGCTACAAAATGACGAGCGTTGCTGAATTGAGAATCCCGATGAATTGGCTATTTTCTACGTTTGACGAAGCGCTTGCTTATGTGCGCAAACAGCTTAGTGGATTAAGGACTTACGGTTTCTAAATGGCCAGGCCAAAAGGCGCAAAAAGCTTTAAGAGTCAGCGAGCTAAAGAGAACACGCAAGAGTTCTTCGCTCGCATGCTTACAGATGCAGCGGAATCAGCGACTTGGCAGCGATTCCTAACAAGCACAAATGAAGAAGTGGCGCTCCGAGCTTTCTTGCGGGCAGTTGAATACAAGCGAGGCAAGCCGATCCAGCCGACTGAGTATGCGAACCTCGAGCATTTGTATATAGGTGGCCTGCCGGTTCCCGACGTGGAGACTGCGAATGTCAAAGTCAACTAAAGAACCCATCGTAACCGTATTTGCCAGCAAGGAGCTGTTGAACGGCAAAGATTCCGAAATTATGACTGTGGCTGAATACAACAGGCGAGTTTTTGCATTGGAAGAAAAGCGTAAGGCCCTTGAACCTCGAGCAACTAATCAATCCAACGAGTAAGCAGCGTGAGTTCCTTGCAGCCATTGCCAAGAAGGATTACGTGCTTTATGGAGGCGCGGCCGGCGGAGGCAAGTCCTACATCCTTCGATGGTGGCTCATTCTGTTTTTGTGCTGGCTGTATCAGGTCAAGAAGCTCGCTAATGTTCAAGTGGCTTTATTCTGCGAAGATTACCCGAGCCTGTTTGACAGGCACATCAGCAAGATCAAGTATGAGTTTCCGATGTCCTTGGGTGAATTGAAGCAAGGCACAGTCAAGAACTTCGTGCTTAACCCGCAGTATGGATCTGGCGTGCTAGCCCTACGCAACCTAGACGACCCCTCTAAATACCTCTCCAGCGAGTTTGCAGCCATTGGCGTGGACGAACTAACGAAGAACGAGCAAAAAGTCTTTGACTTCCTTAGATTGCGTCTACGCTGGCCTGGAGTCGATAGGCCCAAGTTTGGCGCAGCCACGAATCCTGGTGGCAAGGGGCATGGTTGGGTCAAGAAGCTATGGCTTGAGAAAGACTTCCCAACCGAGCTCGCCGGCAAAGCTGATGAATTTGCCTTTGTGCAAGCCAAGGCAACGGACAACCCTCACCTAACGGAGAAGTACTATGAAGCGCTCAAAACGCTCCCGCCCGACATGGCTAAAGCCTACGCCGAAGGAAGCTGGGACATCTTCGCCGGCCAGTATTTCGATGTATTTAACCCTGCTACTCACGTCCGCGATGCCCGCACTATTCAGCTCAAGCCCTGGTGGCCTCGCTGGATCTCGATGGATTGGGGATTTGCTCATCCCACTGCAATCTACTGGCATGCCAAAGACGGAGACAAAGTAATCATCTATCGTGAGATGCATGAAGCTGGAGTGTCTGAAAGTGAATGGGGGCGACGGATTATAGAGGCGTCGCAAAATGAAAAGATCCAAGCAATCTTCCTCTCGCCTGACGCCTTCGCAAAGAAAGGCTCGGCTAACACGGTCGCTGAACAGATTGATCAAGCAACTGAAGGCTCAGGGCTACCACGATGCGCGCCAGCGGATAATGACAGAGTTGGTGGGGCACGTCTGATGTACCAGATGCTTCAAGCTGACTTGCTTACGATCAGCGATGCTTGCCCCATGCTAATTCAATGCTTGCCGCAAATGATTCGCAATGAGAAGAACCTCGAGGACGTGCTCAAGGTGGATCACTCGCAAGGGCAGCTTGGCGACGACTGCTACGATGCCGCCAGGTATGGGCTTAAGAGCATGCTGGGCGATGCTCCCCCACCAATGGAAGTCAGGATTGATGAACGGGCCGAAGCGGCCCGCTTCACTGACCACACGAGCGAAATGGTATTCCGTAGCCGCTGGGAGAAAGAAGAGATTCGCAAGGCTGCCCCAGTGCATTTTGGTAGGCGATGGAGAAACTAAAGACCCTTTGGCGCTATCTAACCACTTCCCGCTATACCATCATGCTTGAGGATGAAGTATCTCGCCTGCGTGAAGAGAACCGCGGCTTGCTTAATTCACTACTGACCAGGGCTGGTGTAAGCCCCATTGACATACCGGCACCAGCGCCTCGAGGTTGGCGCCGCATGTCGCGGCACCAGATGCAGGCCTACCTTGAAAGGAAGGCGACAGATGCAAAACCGGCGTAGCTTCATGGGACAACTGGTCGCAGTGTTTGCCTTCTTGAGTCATCCGTGGTCGTGGAAATGGCTAACTCCAAGCACTGCTGATTGGCACATATACACAGCCTTTGATGGATGCAAATACTTTCCGGTATATCCGCTTGGCAAGAACGTGTTTTACCTCGTACGCTTCAGAGAGCCCGATACACTTCATTGCATCCCCATTTGGCAGCATGGCGAAGCCTACATGGTTCGAGATGATTCGGTAGCCTACAAGCACCTGATTGATGGGCAGTGCAAGCAAGCCATCGAGCGCGGTAAATTCCTTACGGTAAGCGCTGACGGTGGCGACATGGGCTTACCCGAGATGCTTGATGCCTGAGCAGCTTCTATCTTTCCCCAAGCGAGTTAAGGTACTAGGACGAAGCAAGAAGAGTATCGCCCTACCGCCCACTGAACGCTGGGGCGAGCAAGTACCTAAGGGCGGCTCGAGTTGTTCCAACTGTGAATACCTGAAAGATGCCGAGAAGATGTTGTGCGGGCAGGAAGACTTCATTGCATGGAATGGGTCTAGCAAGATCCCGGCAGATAAGCCAGACGAATATTGCAGTATTTGGTGGGAAGGACATGAGTAAAAAGCTGATTCTCTTACTTGGGCTCTTACTTGTGCCGATTTGTTACGGCCAGCAGGTTTTGCCGATTAGCAGCGGCGTAGTGACGATACCCATTGGCTCACAAACAGCCTTCAAAGTGAACGTTACAGCAACCATCACGAGCATTGTGCTATCAACGCCAACACAGCCGCCTGGTGGCTCAACATTCTCGGTGATATTCACGCAGGATGCAACTGGGCACACTGTCTCGGGCTGGACGTTTGCTGGTGGAACAGTAGTTGCATGTACGGTGAGTAGCGGCGCTAACCTAACGACGCTTTGTAGCTTCCAGTATGATTCTGGGGCAAATACTTGGCAGGCGAATATAGGGGGCGGTGGCGGGGGTGGCGGAGGCGTTCTATCGTCTTATTGGTTGGCATCCCCTAATTGCAGTGGCACGAATTGCACCTTCACTAATTTTAATGTGCGTGCGACTGCGGATGGTAATGCTACGACAGGACAGCCAACAGTAACATCTGCCACCATTGCCTTTGTTTGTCCTGGTGGAACATTCCCATGCACATCTGGCGGCGACGTTGGTAAGCAAATTGCCGTAGTAGTGCCTAACGTGGCCCTAAGATTAAGAGGAACAATTATTTCGATACAATCGGCTACCTCGGCCACAGCAAGCGCGAATGCGACGAACAATGCCACAAATGGCAACTTGATGGTATGGACCGACGACACTGCCAACTTGCAAAGTGCCTATGCTTCGGCTCTCGCAGCAAATCTGCCGCTGAAATTGGCGTGTGGAATTACGATGGTAACCCATGCTCCATTTTCTTCGATTAGTGGTGGCAATCCATTCGCTTTCAATCCTCAAAACTGGCGCATCTCGGGATGTGGTTCTTGGCAAGGTACAACCATTGGGATTGATCCCAGTTTCGTATTCGATGCGAACGTGCTGGGTGCCGTAGTGAACCTGAACATCGGCAGTGGGCTGGGAGGTTATGGAACAAATGGGCCATTCACGACTTTCCCCATTGCGACCGTTGAAGACATTCAAATTTATGGTTGGGGACATGTTTTCTCGCAATGGCCAGCAAACACGCCAATGATTTTTAATGTGTCACAGGTTTACCGCCTTGGGATTTTTGGTTTCAATAATGCCAACGCCGCCGGAATCCAAACCACCAGTGAAGCGCAAATTGGATTTAGCAACATCCAGGGAATCGGTACAGGGATTATAGCGGGAGCACATGACATCAGCATGCTTAACAACATCATCGCGAACAATAGCAACGCCGGGATCGCGATCAGTAATTCGAGCCCTTCGGTCGGATGCACGCAAGTGCAAGGGGGTTTGCTGATAGGCAATGGGAAAAATATCAATCTAACCGGAGGATGCGTCACGGTACATGGAACGCAATTCGGTCTCAGTGCGAATGGCAATCATGGCGTGCTCGTAGATGGAACGTCGTTCGCGTTCATCGATTCATCGAACTCTGGCACCAACACTGGCACTGGAGATTGGATAAACGTGGCGGCTGGCGGCGTTGTCCACACCTCAAAATTGAATTACAACGGTTCCACTGGAAACACCGTGGTGAATGCTGGAACCTTTTTTGATGATTGCGGAGACGTGCTCGGCGGGGTGTTCACAAATACCGGCACCGTGATCGGAGATTGCTCGGTAACTGGAACGGCAGTTGCCGCGGCGAAACTTGTATTGAGTGCTGGATGGGGAACCACTGCATCTTGGACTACTGGGCCAATAGGATTTACCAAGCGCATTCAGGGAACGATAACCGCAAGTGGCACTGGCCAGGCAGCTAACCCAACAATTACCTATACCTTTCCGAATCCATTTTTCTCTGCAACAAAT